TGAGAAAAAACCAAAGGGAACTTCAATTGGTAGTGGTCATTTTAAACGAGCTTCATTAAACAAAAAGAAAAAAGCATCTTTCAAAAAATATAGAGGACAAGGAAGATAATGGACAAGAACCAAGCAGTAGAAAAAGTGAACAGTCTCTTCGAATATGAGTATGACAAAGATCAATACAACGCAGCGGATTACTGGAGAGTTTTAGACGTTAGTCTTGATAAAGATCAGGGAGATTGCGAAGACTATGCACTTACTGTTGCTTGGTTGCTTGCTGGTCAAAGTAGGCTAAAGTTTTTGTGGATGTTACTGACAAGAAAGTTTAGAGTTTGTTTTGTAACAGTAAATGGTGGTGGTCACGCCATTCTTTATCATGATGGTATGTATGTGGATAATTGGAAACGTGAGTGGACACTTAAGTCTGGTTATGAAAAAGATTATGCCAAATACGATTGGACATTTAAGTATTATTATAATCCCTTCACGGTTATTGTAAAATTAACACAAGGAAAGTTTTGGAAAAAATAATGGCCAAGTATTCTAGATTTGATCCTAAGAATAAGAAAAAAAGAAACGATAAGTACAGATCTGAAAAGAAAAAGAACAATAAAAATGATTCGGCATCTAAAAACGATTGGAATGATGAAACCGAACGTTTATTGAAAAAATACAATTATCGTTAAAAACTAAAGTTCGTTATGAAAAATTTGATATTCCAGTACTACATTCCCTATGAGGCGAATGACACCCACCTAGGCGGTGTTGAAATGCCTGAATGGGCTAAGACGGGTTCTAGGTGTGCACAAAAATATGCAGAACTTTGTGGTGCTGATTACATGTTGCTTCACGACAGGTTCTTTCCGGACCTAGACCCCAGACTAGATTCTAGTAGGATTCACTACGACTCACAATTCTCCAAGTACGATAAGATTTTGGTTCTTGACCTTGATATGCTTATCACCACCCGAGAAAATATTTTTGATATACCAATCGAAGACGTTGCGATGGTACATGAAGTTGGTATTCATCAAAAGATGGGTGGGTGGTTATCAAAAGTGATGTACGTACCACTTGACCAAAGAGGTATTATCGCTTATGGTAAAAAACTTTTTGGTGACGATTGGACGTTTCCTAAATCTTCATTATACCCAAAAGAAAAGTGGAGATATATGAACGGTGGTTTACAACTCTGGTCAAAACAAGGAAGAGAAAAGGCCCGAGAACATTTTACATCACTAGACGATTATGTTATACACACAAGATATACCGAACAAATGTATGTCAATCTTCAGTTGTCGCAACCAGTTTTTAAAGTAACAGAATTAGATAATAAGTGGAACCGTTTGCCTTATCAATGGGTGGGCCAACCTGATGGATATATTAATCACTTTTTGGCACGTCATAAATTTAGTATGCCTGAATTAGAAAAAAGAGGAATGTGTATATGATGTTCTTGGAATTGGCCGCGAATCGTAAACGTGGTTTGAATTGGGATGCAGTAAATGTTAGTAGTAATTATGGTGACAAAGCAGTAAAACTTCATGACCTAACTAACTTACCCATTAAGGGAATTCCTGATAATTTTTATGATGGTGTGTATTCAGAACATTTTATTGAACACATGTACAAGTATCAAGGTGTAAATGTCTTTAAAGAAATTATGCGAGTGTTGAAACCAGGCGGTGTTGTTCGAACAGTCTGGCCTTCATACGATGTTGTTGAGTGGTTAGTCGGTGAAGAGGATTTGTCAAATCACCCGTTTGTCAAACATTACTATCAAAGATACATTGTGCAAGAAAGATTCTGCGCTGCAGGACATCAAAACAAAAGAATTCAAGAACAAGTTGCACTAGGTCTTCTTTATCAGAAGGGTGAACATTTATACCTTTGGGGTAAACAAGAAATGATTGACACCTTAACTTCTCTTGGTTTTCAGAATGCAAAAGAGTACGAATATGGTAAAAGTTCCTTGGCGGATTTTAATAACATCGATACGCCTGGCCAGATTCGTGCGATGCATTCTACCGTAGTTGAGGCTAAAAAATCATGGAAGTAACCATAATAGTTACGGGTGATAACACTTTAAAACCTTTATGGCATCCATTGTATTTTAAATACAAAGATGACCCCAAGTACCAAATCGTTTTTGCAAAGAATGTGATGAACGGAATTAATCACGCAAGATTCGCCAATGTGTTTGTAACGAATTATAACGCTATTCCAACCTACAGAATGATGACTGAACTTCTGGAATTGAAAAAAGGTCAGATGATATGTCCCTCATGGCACAAGTATATGACTAATAATTTTGAAGGTGCTGAGTGTGAAGAATCTTTCTCTGTTAATCGCGACCTATATAAAGGCGAAACGAAAAACGAATATATTAAAAAAAGAAACCCTGAAGTGATTAAAAAGGGAAAGATGTATTTTTTGATGAGGAATGATGAATGAAAATTTTAATTACAGGTGCAGCTGGTTTTATAGGTTTCCATGCAGCGAAACACTTCACTAGATTAGGACATGAAGTTTGGGGAGTAGATAATTTCAATTCTTATTACGACCCAGATTTAAAACACAAACGCGCTCAAATATTAAGAGACGAATACAATGTAAAAATTGAAAAGATAGACTTAAAAAGTTCTGAAGAAACCACCTTTATCGTCGATAACATTAAACCCGACTTTTGTATTCATCTTGCCGCAATGGCCGGTGTTCGTTATTCAATGGAACACGCTGATGAATATATCACAAATAATTGTATGGGCACTCTTAATCTTATCAATGCACTAGAGAAAAACGATTGTCAAAATGTTGTCTATGCTTCGACATCGTGTGTGTTACACGGCAATCCCTTACCTTGGGGAGAAAGTGAACATATCTATCCGCAAATTAATCCTTACGGATACACCAAATTTATCAACGAATCGCAGTTTCATATCTCGAATATACCGAATGCTGTTGGACTAAGGTTCTTTACTGTATATGGTCCTTATGGTCGCCCAGATATGGCCCTGTTCGATTTCACTAAAAACATTCTTGATGGTAATCCTATAACCTTGTATAATTATGGCGAAATGAAAAGAGATTTTACTTATGTCGATGATATCGTTCATGGCATTGAATGTGTTTTCAACAACATGACTCCACGTGATATGTACAACATTGGCAGAGGTGAACAGGTTGAATTGTCGCGTTTTGTACAAGCGATTCAAGACTCTCTTGGAATAGTAGCAGAAATTAAGTATGGCCCAAAACATCCCGCTGACGCTTTAGAGACATGGAGTGACACACGTAAACTTCAAGCGATAGGATACAACCCCCAAACATCTATCGAAGAAGGGGTAAACAACTTTGTTAAATGGTATAGGTCTTATCATAATTAGGAATAAAAATGAAAAATATTATTTTAGAAATTGGTGTTAATACGGGCCAAGATGTAGATCGTTTATTGCAGTATCGAGGCAATTATCATGGTTTCGAACCAGTACCAGAACTCTATAATAAACTGACTCAAAGATATCGAAATAACGAACGAGTAAAATTTTATCCTCATGCTGTTGATATTGAAGAAGGTTCAGCGACTTTTAATATTTCAAAACCAACAGGTATTGCTTATGCTTACGGTTGTTCTAGTCTTCATGATTTTTCCACTAATCTAGATGAAGTATGGCCTGGTCGAGAAGATTTTGAAGTCGTAGAAAAAATTACCGTAGAGAAAGTTCGACTGGATAATTTTCTAGACAAAATCGAATATGACAAAATAAGTTATTTGTGGTGTGATGCACAAGGTAATGATTTAAACGTACTTAAAAGTATGGGTGACCATGTTAAAAATATTCAAGAGGGCCGAATAGAGGTTGCCTACAGAGTTGAATTATATTCAAATACAGGTAATACCCACGGCAACGCTATTCAGTTTTTAGAAGAACACGGATTTAAATATCGTATACATAAACCTAATCATGAGTGTGATATTATATTTTGGCGATGATAAAATTAGTTCTTTTTGATTTGGATGGTGTTTTAGTAGACGCTAAAAATATTCACTATGTGTCTTTGAACAAAGCACTTCCGGAAGAATATATTATCACTCCCGAAGAACATCGTAATGTTTATGATGGTAGAAAGACCAAAGAAAAACTCCAGATGTTAACGGAGTCTAAAGGTCTTCCAGTAGAACTCCACGAATCGATTTTCAATCGTAAACAAAAAGAGACGGTTGAGATGATGCACGACCTACCTATCAACACTCATGCCTTAGACCTTTTCAAAGAGTTGGAAAATCTAGGATATATTATTGGTGTGTGTTCTAATTCTATTCGTAGAACTGTCTTGACAGCACTTGCAAAATCTGGTTTAATAGAATATTGTTCTGTGATTTTATCGAATGAGGATGTGAAGAACTCTAAACCACATCCAGAAATATATTGGAAAGCAATGTCAATGATGGGTTGTCTTCCCGAAGAAACTGTAATTGTTGAAGATTCTCCGCCTGGTCTTCTCGCAGCAGCACGCTCAAGAGCCACATACATAAGAGTAGAAAGTACTAAAGATGTTACTAAAGAAAAAATCATGTCTAAATTGGAAACTAACGAAGTGAAAAACGTTTGGAAAGAAGAAAAGTTAAATGTCTTAATTCCTATGGCTGGTGCAGGTTCTAGATTTGCACAAGCTGGATACACATTCCCCAAACCCTTGATTGATATTAAAGGTAAACCGATGATTCAGGTTGTGGTCGAAAATCTTGGGTTAGAAGCGAATTATATTTTTGTGTGTCAAAAAGAACATAACGAAAAATACAATTTGAAGAACATGTTGTCTCTCATTGCACCCAACTGTAAAGTTGTTGAAGTCGACAGAATCACTGAAGGTGCAGCTTGTACTGCTCTTTTAGCGAAAGATTACATCAATTCAGAAGACCCATTGTTTTTCGCTAACAGTGATCAATGGGTAAACTGGGACCCTGTTCAGTTTATGTATAATATGCAGGAGAGTCATGCTGATGGTGGAATTGTTACGTTTAAGGCCACACACCCCAAGTGGTCTTTTGCAGAAGTTGATGAACACGGTATAGTTAGAAAGGTTGCTGAAAAAGACCCTATTTCCGATAACGCTACAGTAGGTTTTTATTACTGGAAAAAAGGTTCTGACTTTGTAAAATATGCCGAACAAATGATAGAAAGAGATATTCGTGTCAATAACGAATTCTATGTTTGTCCAGTGTTCAACCAAGCTATTGAAGATAATAAAATAATTAGAACGTATCAAGCGAATGAGATGTGGGGATTGGGTACTCCCGAAGATTTATCATATTATTTGGAGAACAAGTCTTGAATCTGATATTACAACATTTTGAAGGCACCATGCCTGAATGGGCGTATTACTGTGAGAAGACGGTGAAACGTTATGCAGAGATGACAGGGGCAGATTATCAACTGATTCGTGGTTTTCCTATGGGTAAAGAACTTGGGTTTACTCCACAGAAATTGTGTCTCCTATTAGAAAAGTATGACGAGTATGACCAAGTGTGTATGATTGATATGGACACGATTGCGACTAAAAGATACCAGAGTTTCTGGAATAGACCTGAAATTGGTGTGTTGCATGATAGAGCGATTGCTGGACCTAAAGCGTTGAATGCTGTTACGAGAAAACCTCATCCTAGCAAAACACCTGAGGCTGCACCTAATCTATACAAACAAGGGTCGTGGTGTTTCTTTGGTAATTGGATAAAACTTAATAGAGAACAAAGGCAAGAACTCAGAAAACATTGGAATCAAAAACTATTTGAAGAATCTCTGGTGGATAAACACCCAGGCGATGAAGTTATCTTACATTATCTTTTTCATCAATCTAAAATCCTAGACGGTAAACATCCCCGTGATGTTTGTATGAGAACGGATTATCGAGACGGCGAAGATTTATGTAATCTAAAATTTAGAGAGGATTCTCGGTGGGACAAGAAATTCTGCAATCAACCAGAGGATTCTGACCCTGATGCATCATTGATACATTTTTGTGCTGGGAGAAAAAGACAGATTGTCAGTGCTGTCAAATCGATTTACGGTAATATGATTATATGAAGACAGCAATCTGTTTTTCCGGCATTCCTAGAGGTGATGTTGCCTCATGTGTGGAAAAATATAAAAAAGTTTTTCCTGATGCTGACCCGTTTTATTTTACATGGACCGAATATAAAACGGAGATGGAATCCATACTAAACTCTTCAGTCGATCACGCTGAAGAACCAGAAATAGATTACTGTGCGTTTTTAGAGTCACCCACATTTCCAAATAAAGATGGTTCTGAATCCACTGTCGGTCCTAACGTAATCACTAACAATCCCAACCGAATGAAAAGATTTCGGGACAACTGGGAATATGCACATTTTAAGGCCCTTCGTACCAAACAGTTAATCGGTCACGCTTTACATCTTGAAAAAATTCCGTTAGAATATGATATGATAATTCGTGCTCGTTACGACATTGAAATATCTTTAAAGTGTGACTTCGACCGATACGTTGAAAATTCATACGAGAAAAAACGAGCTATCGGATTTTCGTTTGGTGTTAATGGTATTAGTGGTAACTGGGAAACAATTAAACATCTAGATGGCAACTATCAAGATGAGGGTAGAAAATATCTAGAAGATTTTATGATATTTCATCCTAGAGAAATGTATGATTCCGAATGGGTTAAGAAGTTATATAAATCTAAACAACTGTATCCATCTGAAATCGGTTGGTATCAGGTATTGAGTTACCCATTCGGTACCAATCATTTATGTTGCGGTGGTGGTGTTAGATTAGCATATAGGTAAAAATATGAAATGTTTGATATATCAGTACTGGGATGGTACACCATCTAGTGAATGTTTGGCGAGTACTTCGGCTATGAAAGAATATGCCAATCGAATTGGTGCCGACCATTTGTTCGAACGCGACCCTAAGTATGTAACGGGTTTAGGAAAATACTCTCCACACTACGGTCAATTCAAAGTGGTGTTCGATAAATCCTTTGACCAGTATGATAAAATTCTTTTCACTGATACAGATGTCTTTCCTACAGAAAATCTCGAAGAAAATATCTTTGATGAAATAGAAGATAAAGACATTGCTATTGTGGAAGAATGGCAACAGATAGAGGTTAGGAAAAAACATACCGTTGCGGGAATTAATCACGCTAATGATAAAATATGGGCCAGAGTTGTAGAATCAAAATGGGATGTTACGTTACCCAAAGCTGAGTGTGGTTCAGTTAAAGCCTATAATTCTGGTGTGGTATTGTGGTCTAGAAAAGGTATAAACAAAGCTCGAACAAGGTTTGTTCCTTTTCAAAGTTATGTTTCAATGATAAACTTTTCTGGACTACCTGTATTCTATACATGTGACCAACCATACATACACGCAATGTTAGAAGTAGCTGGATTAAATTGGAAAGAGTTGGACTACAAATGGAATAGTTCAGTACACTATGTGCCTGGTACAAAGGAACCAAGACCCGTTAACGATTTAAGAGAGGGTCGTGCTAATTTTGTACATGTTCAATTAGCTGGTGCTAATCGTTACAATGCTGAGAAACTTTCACGCATTGTAAATCTCCCTGTCGAACAATGGAACTTATAAGTTATGAAAGGTATTATTCTACAACACTTCGAACCACAAGCAGTTAATCGAGACCCTGAACTTGGTTCTGAAACTCCCCGCCCTTGGATTGTGAATAAAAGTATCGCAAACATTAAAAATTATGCTGAAAAGATTGGCGCAGAATATCGTTTATTGTCAGGTGAACCTTTTCGGCCTGGATTGAGAGCCCAATGTCAGAAGTGTGCGATGATTAATGAAGAGTATGATGAATATGATGTAGTGGTCATGTTAGATACTGATAAGTTCATGGTGAAAGGTTGTCAAGAAAACATCCTCGAAGCAAAAGGAATTGCACCCTTTGACAAAATTCATAGTGATATGATTCTACCAAAGTTTTATAGACAATTCCCTCATTGGGCCAGTATGAATACACCAATCTGGTCGGGCGCTTGTTATGTGATGCCTAGAGATTTTCGTATCTTAATGAGAAATCAAATTAATCCTGAAATGGAAAGAATGTTTAAACAGGTTAGTCCATTGCCCTTTGTAGATGAAGGTATTTTTCATTGTCTCTCAGTAAAAGCTGGTATTACTATTGGTCCTAAGTATAATCTAGATTCACGATGGGATCAGAGCAGTTATCTACCCAATCCTGAGAAAGCATTTATGTTACATATGAGACATAAACCAAAACCAAGAGATGAGAATCTGAAAGACTTTATCGCAAAAGGAATAATCGAAGACCTTTAATATGAAATCATTTGTTATAACAATTCAATCAAACCCCAAGTCCGTAGAGGCCGCGTCTCGTTGTATAAAGTCGATGCCCGAACACAACGTACAGATGTTCGATGCGATTACACCAAACGACAATCCCGAAAAATTGTTCGAAGAAAAGGGTATCAACCCCGAAGGCTTCATTGAAAAATATTCTTATCTTGAGTCGTGTATGTCTGCCTTTCTTTCTCACCATACTTTATGGGAGAAGTGCGTAGAAGATAATCAAGAATACCAAATCTTCGAACATGATGCGGTAGCGGTAAATAATATCCCCTTGTTCATTAACTATGATAAAGTAATCTCTTTGGGTCAACCTAGTTATGGAAAGTATAACACACCAATGCACATCGGTGCTGGACCACTTGTTTCTAAAAGATATTTTCCAGGCGCCCATGCATACAGACTAAAACCTGCTGGTGCGAAGATTCTCATTGAAACTGCAAAGACCAAAGGTGGACCAACAGACGTTTATCTTAACCTGATACATTTTCCTTGGTTAGAAGAGTACTACCCCTGGCCTGTAGCAGCAAAGGATTATTTCACAACCATCCAAAAAACCGAAGGTTGTTTAGCGAAACATAACTGGAAAGGTGGTCAGAATTATGAAATCGTTCGATAAGTGTTTCGTTACTGGATGTGACCAAAACACTGAATGGATGCTTCCGTGGTTCATGAAGAACTACCTGAAACACAATACGACTCCTATAGTGTTTGCTGACTTTGGTGTCAGCGATGCGACTCGTTCTTGGGCATATCAGATTGGTGGTTTTGCTGAAATGTTCCAAGTTGATAAACAGAGAACTGGTGGATGGTTCTATAAACCTCAAGCATTGAGAAAAACAGACGGAAAGTATGTTTGTTGGTTAGATACTGATATTCATATTCTTGGTGATATGTCTGGAATCTTCGATCATTTCGAACCTAACAAATTAGCTATGGTGGAAGATGTTGGTTGGACAAAACGAAGAGGAGAAACATGGCATAACTCTGGTGTTGTAGGAATAATTAATAAACCAAACATCTTGACAAAGTGGGAACAACAGTGTAAAATAAACCCTTCAGTTGGAGATCAAGAAGTTCTTCATGAAATGGTTAGAGCTAGTCCTTTAACGAGAATGACAAACATCACTTCTTTACCTAATATATACAATTGGATGCGTCTCCAAATATTAGATGGGAATGACAACCCAAATAAGTTGGCTATGCATTGGACGGGATTTAAAGGAAAAGAACAGATTAGGAAAATAATGTACCATGAAAAAAAATGATGTTGTTCATCTTATAGGGAATGGTGATAAGTCGGTTTTTTGGCATGATATGAATGAACCAGAAGGTGTTCGTTTAGTGTGTAATATGCCTCCGTTTCACGTCGAAGATGTATATGCAACCATAATGGTGGATTTTAAAATGATGATGGCCTTGACAGAAGGTCATGTTAATTTGGATATGTACCGTTGGGTCTTGGGTAATCGACCTAAAATATGGATGAACGATCCTAGTCAATCTTCTTTTTATTTAAAGTATGCACAAAACATTGTGGGGTTTTATTTACACGTTCCTGAATACTGCGGCCCAGTAGGCGATCCACAATCTGCTACTAACTTTAACTGCGGTCACATGGCGACTCATTTTGCAGCGACTAAGTTTAAGCCGAAAGAAATTCATATGTACGGTTTTGATACTATTATGGATTTCAATATGCGTTCGATAACAGATGTGTATCTGATGAGTGACCGTTCAAATGCAAATAATTATAGGTTGTTGAATAATTGGCGTCCAATATGGTATCATCTGTTCAAAGAGTTTGAAGGTCAAACTAAATTTATTATTCACCATGACCATGACGAGATTAAAATTCCTCAAGGAAAAAATGTACAAATCGCAATTCATGAATCTAAAAAACAATCTAAACAGAATAAAAAAGAAGCGATAGAGGCAATGGATTCTTCACGAATTCTAACCGAAGAACAACTATCAAAACTTAATCGAAAACAAAGAAGAGTGTACGAAGCTAGACTACGAAAAGGCAAACTTAAGGCAGGTTAATATATTATGTTTAAACACGTAAAAATTGGTTTGGGATATGATGACCTCGAATCTGTTACAGAAGAATCTGGTCGCAGATACGCTACACCGACTGGAACAAAATATCCGTCGATAACTACGGTTCTTAGTATTCTGTCTAAGGATTCAATCGCTCGATGGAGAAAAAGAATTGGTGAAGAGAAAGCCAATCAAATCACTTTTCGTGCATCGCAACGTGGAACAAGTGTTCACGAATTAATCGAAAAATACATAAATAACGATTCGAAATATTTGTCTGGTTATATGCCAAACATTGTCGCTAACTTCTTATCCGTTAAGGATATCTTAGATGAACGAATCGGAAAAGTATACGGCCAGGAACTTCCTCTTTATAGCGACCATTTACGTCTTGCTGGGCGTGTCGATTGTGTTGCTGAATTTGACGGAAAGATATCGATCATTGACTTTAAAACTTCCCGAAAACTCAAGCGCCGAGAGTACATCGAAAACTACTTCTGTCAAGAGGCTGGATACGCTGTCATGTGGGAAGAACGAACTGGCATGCCAATTGAACAACTCGTTACTATAATCGCTGTAGACGACGAAAACCCGCAAGTATTCATAGAATCTAGAGATAAGTGGATAGGAAAACTAATCGAAACCACTGATCTATATTACCAAACGTTATAATCTTATAACAAAACAGTCTAAAAAAGGTGTTGACAAAACACCCTTTTCTTGAGATCATTACCTTGTAATTAAGGAGATGTGATTGATGAGTTTTCAAATTAAAGACAACGTTTTGAATGGTGTTAAAAGTGACCTGAAAAAGCTGCTTTCTTTCTATGATGAGGTTGGACTGAGAAAGAGTAATAAACAGTTATCCGAGGATATTTCTGGATTGTTTGAAAACAACATCGAGAAGTTGGTTGAGGGTGCAGTTGCCCCGAAGTTGGATAGTGAACCGGACATTCGATTTCATGGTGAACCAATCGAGATAAAAACGACTAATGGTCATAACTGGAGAGGCGGTACCTTTTCAAAAAGACCAGGATATTATGTTTTTGTGAGTTGGGAAATTGTCGATGGTGAACCTAAATTTTTCGTGGCTGGCACACCATTATTAGAATCTGACTGGAAAGGTGGCGGCGAAAATTACTATGCTACCCATTATGGTAAAAAAGAACTTGTTGATAATCAAAGAGTTACATACTTTAGTGGTGACCTGATTGTCAATCAGGGCAAGAAAAGACGGACCATTAAAGTCGAATATTCGTGAAAAAGCGGAATATAACGTATTCCAAAATTTCATCAAAAAACGCTTGCAATTTACCGCAATAACTGAGATAATATGTTTTTAATCAATGAGAGGTCGAACTATGTCTTACTTAATCCACCAGTTTCATCTGTCAGAAGACGCTAGAGACCACTTGAATAAAGTTGGTTGGGGCGGTGATTTCGGTGATTTTCCCGAGATCGCAATCCAGCGTGATGTCAAGTTCTCGGGTGGTTCAGAGAACTATGAACCTTGGATGGAAGAGCACTTCGAATCGGTTGCTCGTGTAACTGGTGTTGATACCCTCGAAGATGTGTTTCATGTTGGTAATGGATATGGTCCTGAAGGGTCTTGCATTCAGAAGTTCACCCGAATGCATTCGGTTTCTGTGGGTGATATCATTGTCAACGAGAAGTGTGGTACTGCATGGATGGTTGATGGCCAGGGTTGGTCTAACGTTGATTTTGGGAGGATGTTCTAATGGAAAGAAATAAATTAAATCATGAGGTAGGTTCTGTGTATATTCCTGAAGATAGACGCCGTAAGGATAACATTCGTTTTGAAGGTAACGACTTTGATGAGTCCTTTATGGAAGGTGTTATAGGTTCTTGTCTTGGTTCTATGGTTATCTTTGGCGTGTTACTTGCAATTGTGGTGATGTTATGAGAGTGCGCCAGGAAGTCACTGTGTGGGATAAGACGGACTATCGAGTACCCGCACACATATACCTCACTTCAGGAACAACTCTCCTTGGCTACGTGCCAGAAGGTTCCTCAGAGGCGATTATCTTTGCACACCCTAAGAAACAATGGTCTGTGGCGAGACGTAAATTTCGAGACCTCACCAAGGCAGAAATTAAAGGAATATCTGGAATATAATGTATTCCAAAATTTCTCTTGTATTTTTTCAAAAAGTATGCAATAATATGATTTTAAACAATGAGAAAACGGAGAGATTAGATACCAACTGAATCGAGATAGAAACCAACTGAATGCTACTGGAGTCTACGGACTAGAAAATAACTGAAAGCAACTGGAACTCGAACTGGAATCTCTCCGCCCCACGTTAAAAGGAATCAATGTGTTTAGAGTGTCATAAAAATATTTCTTTGGGGGTGGTTCCCCTTTGCGGGGAGGGTAATGCCTCCCCCATATACATTTTGTGGAAAGACGGTTATATGTTTCTATCTTACTAATGAATCGTCAAATATAGTGCGGGGCGGTAGAGGATACTGAGGGGCAACTATATTACTTTTAATTTCGGAATAGATATACATGAAAAAAATTAACAATTTAGCCGCCAAAGCATAAGTGGCGATGCAGGGGTCTTGTAAACCTCAGAACCAAGTTCGACTCTTGGTGGCGGCACCAGTTATTCCCTAATAACAAGAGAACGAGAAAATGTTGATTCCAAAAGAGATTAATGGTCAGTGGTTTCTGGGTGATCAACCAATAGGTGAACCACAAATTGTTAGTGATGAAGAAAAAGAACAATATATTCAATCTCAACTTGGAAGGGTGGGTTCGAATCCAGCCACTTCCACCAATGACTTACCAAGGATGTAAAAAAAATGTTTAATAGAATTTACAAAATTGAAGAGTATTTTGAAGGACAAATCTATGACTCCGCTGTACAAATGGTTGAAGAACTATTTGAGTGTGATGTTCCAGATTTGACCAGAGAACAGATTGATATGTTGGAAGAATGGGTTGCGAATAACGAGTACAGTGTAATGTGTTCGGGTTTTAATCAGGTGATTCATTGGTGGGAAGATGCCAACATGACTGATGATTTATGGGATGATGAGGAAGAATAATCGGGGTATAGCGCAGTCTGGTAGCGCGCCTGCTTTGGGAGCAGGATGTCGGGAGTTCGAATCTCTCTACCCCGACCAACATTCATAATGAACTTTGATTTGACATTACTAGATGCATTTGGTATACTATATCTAATGTTTTTAATTTACTTAATTTCACGGAGTACCGAACGAGATGATTGAAGAATACTTAGAAATTTTCGGCGCAATATTCTTTCTGATGGTTGCATTTTGTGGATGTATATATCCTTTTTTAATTGAGAAAGACACTTTTAATGATGGAGAATTTGATGATAACCCGAAGTGATTTTAATGAGGATGCGTTTGATACATTGTTTCGTGATGCGTTGATCGAGCAACTTGAGGATTTTAAGTCAACTATGGACGAAGATAGTATTGCTGATTCTAAAATAGTCGAAGCATTGAGGCGTGTAATTGCGTATAACAGTGTGCCAGGAACTTATGAGGATGGAAAATATGACCTGTGAAGTGAGTCTTGTCGGTATGACACAACCCAGTGCAATTACTGGTTGTCATACTGCTAATGAATTGATTGCCTATGCAGCACGTGTAAGCAATCCAGGAAATCAAAACAATGAGAAGACTGCCCCAAAGTTATTGCGGTATCTTATTAAAGAAGGTCACTGGTCTCCTTTCGAGATGGTCAGTGTTACGATGGAAATCAAAACGACACGAGATATCAGTCGTCAGATAATTCGACACCGCTCATTTGCCTTTCAGGAGTTTTCTCAACGGTATGCAGTGAGTGAGGGGTTTAACACTCACCGAGAGGCACGTAAACAACATCCTACAAACCGGCAACTATCGATGGTAGATGAAGATCCCATTCGTCAGAAGAAGGCGCAAGAGGTCTTTAATGAGATGCAGGCAGAGGTTGCTAAAGTCGCTAAAGACTATTATGAAATGGCGTTGAATACGGGCATTGCGAAAGAACAGGCTCGTGCTCTTCTTCCTGAAGGTCTCACAGAAACAACATTGTATATGTCAGGTACCTTACGTTCATGGATTCATTATTGCGAACTGAGGCGAGGACACGGAACGCAGTCGGAGCATATCAAAGTTGCAGACAAGTGTTGGGATGTTCTTGGAACACATTTTTCAGATGTAGTGAAAGCCGTGGAGAGTCTAAATGAAATTTGAAATTGGTAAACAATATGTTATTGGTAACAAGTATAAGAAGTCTGTCGAAGAGTTTTCGTTTCTTCGTAAAGAAGAAGATTGTAGTTTCGTAATTGAAACACTATGGCGTTCTGGAGAGTGGTTGATTATTCCGCAAAACGAAGACGAGTGTAAAATTCTTCAGGATGCTTACGACAACGAAGAGGATATGGAAGTATGTTTTGAGGATATGGAATTTCTGTATACCGACGATGGAATTTATGAAGAATTCAAATGGTATGGCAATCTTGAAAATGATGAGAAAGAACAAGAACGAATTCAAGAAGGGTTTTATGACGAAGGTTATATGTTCTTAGAGAGTAATGGTTTCACAGAACAAGATCCAGAAGTGTATATCATTGGAGGTATTCGGGCTGAGGAGAAAACTGTATGAACGGAAAGAAATCGAAACTTTTAAGAAAGAACATTGATGGAGGTGTTGACAAAAAAGTTAAAAAAATGTATAATCAACTTTCACACCAAGATAAAAACGTGTTAACTCAGGTTTTTGATTTCGCCAAATCTATCGAAAAAGAAGAGGACAATGAACGTATTCGTACTGAATAAAGACCCAGTACAGTGTGCTAAGGAACACATCGACAAACATGTTGTAAAAATGTGTACCGAGTACGCACAGCTTCTAAGTACCTGCCATCGAACTGTCGATGGTACGTACTGGAAAGGAACAACTCAAAATGGTCGTTCTGTTGCAAGATATTATCTTGACAATTCCAATATGAATATTGCCCTGTATAAGGCCTGTCATATCAACCACCCCTGTAATATTTGGTTACGAGAATCATCCGAAAATTATAAGTGGTTATATAAACTATGGGTTCACCTTGGTAAAGAGTATACATATCGGTACGGCAAAATTCATAAGTCTCTATTTGACCTACGTAAGGTTCTAATAGAACCACCCGAAAATTTAGAGTCTAGAGGTTTTACAGAACCGCCTCCTGCGATGAGTGGGTTTCCTCAGTGCATCGTTGAAAATAATATTGTCGCTTCTTATCGTAATTACTACTGGGAAGCTAAACGAAGTTTTTCTGCATGGACTCGAAGAAACCCTCCAACGTGGTGGAAAGAATTTGAAAAGAGAGAAAAAGAAGGCACCCTTGGAATGTTAAATGATAATAACAATGGTTTAATTTTGGAGTAAAAAATGTCTGGTAAAGGTTCAAGACGCAGGCCAACATTAGTCGAACAAGAACTAGTTGACCATAATTGGGATATAATTTTTGGTGGAAAAAATATGAAACACGAACACAAACGCGAAGGTATCTCTGAAGAAATTTCAAAACATATGTCTGAAAACGGTAAAAAAGAAGCTCTCGTAATCAAAACTGAAAAAGGTTATGTGGTTGAGTTATATGAAAAAAGTCGTTACCTTCGCACCGTCGATGTTTCGAACCATAGTTTATCTTACGCAGAAGATACTGCCGAAAACTATATACTAGGTGTGCTGGAATAAATTTCTTGAATATAATCTTCGAATTGTTCAACCTTCTGTAATCTGTTAGGCCAATAAATATAGTCTTTCTCAGGATTCTTTTTGAGATTTGATAACAACGGTTGAATTGCATTATACAATTTATCCAGTTTTTGTTGAGTAGTACTCACATCAGCAGAAACAGACTGTATGGTTTGGTTTGCTTGTTGAACCGCATCCAATTCATCCTCTGTAACCGCTGTAAAACCAAAATCGAAAATATCACCACTTGACATTTGAAAACCTTTATGGTAAGCTTGTGTAGTATTTAGGGTTAATAAGGAATTCACTTTTATGAACAAATGGGAAGAACCCGAAAAAGAGATTAAACGCAAAAAGATTCGTCGTAAAAGAAAACCTATGACGGATGAACAAAAGAAGGCCGCAGCAGAAAGACTTGCACTCGCTCGTGCTGCAAAAGGTCCGATCAAGAATCTCTCACTTCCTGAGAACCTTCGTGACTTAACTGATGATCATTACCTTTCACCTAAGAAAGTTAAACAATGGATAAAGGTGTGGAAATCAAAACTAACTGGAATCAAATACTGGAAAGATTCTAAAGATCGAAAAGAAAGACTAGAGTACCAGATTGCCGAAGCATATGTAAAAAATATGCAAAATTATCTTACCACAGGTATCTGGTCAGACTTTCGTTATGGAGAGAATAGAGAACACAAGATAGTCTGGAAAGTTGTTGCCCCTGCTTTTGATTCCAACGGAGAAATAAAAAGATCGCAGGGATACTTCTATGACGATATTGGTTTTTATGGTAACGAAGAGGAGGAAAACGATAATGTCAATGGGGTTTGATGGTCTGATGTTAACGAAAAATAAATTTTCAAAGATGGTTGAGAATGTTGTTAAAACTAGTAATAGTTCCTATATGGATGCTATCATTCACTTGTGTGAAAAGAACAACATTGAGATTGATGATATTAAAAAGTATGTTTCACCAACCATCAAAAACAAACTTGAGGTTGAGGCTCAAAACCTGAACTTCATGGTAGAACCTAAAGGCAACACCTTGCCATTGGGGGAATAATGTGGTATTATAAATACTTCATATATTATGAATAAAGTGGATAAAACAAAATATAAAAACATACATTGAACATACGAGGAAAACATATGTCTTTTGCAAATCTAAAGCGCAATCGCGCCAACTCTATCGCTAAACTTGTTGCCGCAGCCGGTGATAGTGGCGAACAACAAAAATCAACAAAATCCTACATTGATGAACGTCAATGGAAACCTACTGTCGATAAGGCAGGTAATGGTTACGCCGTTCTTCGATTCCTTCCCGCTACGGAAGATAACGACCTACCTTGGGTTCGTTATTGGGATCACGGGTTCAAAGGTCCAACTGGGCAATGGTATATCGAGAAGTCTCTGACATCCGTTGGTCAACAAGACCCTGTTTCAGAAATGAACAGCAAGTTGTGGAACTCCGGTGTTGAGTCTGACAAGGATTTGGCTAGAGAACGCAAGCGTCGATTGCACTATGTTGCAAACGTTCTTGTTGAACAAGACGCAAGCAACCCCCAAAACGAAGGTAAGGTTATGCTCTTTACTTTCGGTAAGAAAATCTTTGATAAAATTATGGATGTAATGCAACCTCAGTTTGCTGATGAACAACCGATGAATCCCTTTGATTTCTGGGACGGTGCTTCGTTCAAATTGAAGATTCGTAATGTTGAAGGTTATCGTAACTATGATAAATCTGAGTTCGCTTCTCCATCTCCACTATCTGAGAATGAAGCTGAATTGGAAGAGATTTATGACCAACTTTACGACCTGAGCGAATTCACTGACCCCGAGAAATACAAGTCGTATGACGAGTTATATGCACGTCTGATGTTGGTTTTGGGTGAGGCAAACAACAAAGGGTTCCGTCCTGAACTTGCAGAGATTGAAGAACCTGCTCCACGAAAGTCATCTCCTGCACCAGAAATTGTTTCTGCGAGTGATAATGACGACGATGATGATGACACTATGTCATACTTCGCCAAGTTGGCTGCTGAAGATTAAACGCGAGGGTTGATTGCCTTGGGTATCCTGCAGCGACTTTACCTAAGTCACTAATAAGACAGGAGTGTTGTATCGCGTTGAGATAAACACTTAAAATCACCAAAACAATTACTAGGGGACTTTACGGTCCCCTTTTTATTTGTGTTAGTAACTCATTGAAAGACCATCGACAGCAGATGGTGTATCGAAGTATGCAGAAGATTGACTGATATTACTTACGTTAGATGTTGGTGCATTCACTACGTTGACAGCTTGTTGACTTTGTTGTTCTGCTCGTGCTTCTTCTCTTGCTATCGTTTGTGTACCTAATTCTTGTGCAATATCGGTTCTCTTCGTCTCGGCTGGTCCAACTTGAATAGGAGCGGTTTCGGCTGGAGATGAGAAGAAGTCTCCAATCTTATCAAAGATAGATTTCTGTTTATTTTCTAAAAACATTCTAACTTCATCTGGTGACGCACCATCATCAACCAATCTTCTCACTTGACCAAAGGTAACACCAGTAACCTTATATTCTTGCATAATGTTGTTAAGTTCATTATCAGCATCTCTAGTTTGATATACAATGGTGCCTTCACCTGTTTCTGTGTCGAACCCACCACTCACCTTTTTCTGTCTTATTTTTGTTATTTCTTCACCAGAAGTTGCGTCAATAGACTCTTTTGTTACGAATGATGATTGGGCACCACGTGCATATTTCCCAGTCATTGCACCCTCAACAACGGTAATCCCCTCTTGACTTGTTCTTTCACGAGTATCAATACTACCATCACTTGATTGGGTCGATACGGTTTCAAAACTATCACTAGATTCGACGTTCGCAACATTCGTATCAGGCATAAAGGGGTAGAAGGGTCCAAATCCAACTTTGCCGATAACAGGCACATCAAACTCTATACGGGGTACACCAATCTCAGCGAACATATTAGTGAGCATAGACTTTATCTTACTGAAATCAAATAATTCACTGAAGAATGTTGATATTTCATCACCGATACCTGATATTTTTTCTGAAACCTGATTCCACGCTTCGGTGAGTGGTGAGAAGAAATCACCGATACTTGTTAACGTTTCATCGAACCATGTTGATATAGCGTCGATGGTTTCATTAAACCACGCTGTGATTCTATCTGGAATACCTGTAATCCAAGTTTCGAAGGTATCCATCAACTCAGCAAATCCTTCTTGGAAACTGAACGAATCTAGAAAACTTTCTATTTCAGTGAAACCAAGTGCTCCTGCAAGCCATGATACCATGTCTTTAATCAAATCTGCTGGCCACATGACGATTGCACTAATAACTTGTTCTATACCTCTAGAGATACCTCTAAGAAATTTTTCGGCTAAATTATCATCTTCGTTTGCAGTGAAACCTTCTACAAATCCCATCACACCGTTGTAAATAGCATAAAGTGGTAAAAGTATTCTTCCAAATACACGTAACAGGTTTTTACCTATTTTAATAATTGCTGGAAGCAACGTCTTTGTTACAAAAGTACCAATCCCTTTAAAAACTGCAATCATTAAAGGAACGATACGTGCTACAGTTGTCATAACACCACTAATCACACCACCTACGCCCATTAAATCAGCAACATATTTTAAAAATCCTTTTTCTTCTAATTCTTTTTGTGCATCTCCAACATCTTTAAGAAAATTTGAAGTGAACCCCTTGGAACCTTCTCTTTTCGCTTCAGCACCTTGAAGATTTTCTTTTTTCTTCTTTTGTTCTTCGTTTTCCGCCTGTTCACGGTTTAAAAGAAGTTGTTCCTCTTCGTTTTCTAAAGATTCTTGTTGTATAGTAATTGATTGAATATGATTCTGATTGATTGAATCAAACATTTTAGAAATGTTTTTTGTGAAGTCTTTAATATCGTTAGAAATACGAGTTAACGTTTTATCCATTGACATGAAGATTGAACGAATTTCGACTGTAGGGTCATCAGAAGAACCACCTCCACCCATCATCATTGCAGCATTTTGTGCTTGTAAGGAACGTGTAACTTCTACTAGGTTAGCAGTAGCTGGTAAAAGTTCGCCCGAGATTGTTTGTATGTCGTTATCCGCCATTTCTTTGCCTGATTCGTTCGTTCTCTTCTTTAACGTGTTGAATTAACATCATGACATAAATTTCCCTCTCCCAAGGCAACATCTCATTCAATTCTGTCAAAGAGTATTTATGATGTTGCATCAACTGAAAATTCAGTTGGTAATGATTAACTAAGTTATCATGAGAGAGGCATATTAAAAAAAATTCTGCATACCCTCAATAATTCTATCGTTTTCCTCTTTACAGTCTATACATGTGAATTGTAAATGATATGTTGTTTTTGGCATGTCCTGTAAGAAAGCTGCAACCTTTGCAAATTGACCTGATGTCATTGACTCCAAAAACTCATCAACCGCCTCTTGTGGTTCATCGTCTAATGCGACCCGTTCTTCTGCTGTGCGAATGGCTTCCATACATTTTGAAATTAAGATGAATGCATTCTTGGACGAATCGTCAAGTTCCACCTGTCCTTCTGATAGATGTTTGTATGAAGGGTAACGCATCTCGACACTAATATCGTCATTCAGTTTAATAATATTATCAATCTTTTCAGGCATACTAACCTTCACCTGTTCAAGGTCAATTTCAACATCGTTTTGAATATCACAGTGCGAACATTTAACAGCCACCTTTGTTTTTTCACCAACAGATTTCGCACGAATTTGAGTAAACATATACTCAACATCGAATGTAGTAAGTTTATTGCGGTTGATAGAATCCTCGACACAAGACTCAATTGTGTCTAGTACCGCTCTTAGAGTTGATTTTTCATCTCCTGATTCGAATGCCATTAGAAGAATTTTTTCTTCCTTTACAAGATAGGGTCTAAATCTTACCGTCTTTTGAGTTGACGGAATTGTCAACTCATATTTTGGTGAGGAATTAAGTTTAGGTAATGCCATTTCATCGTTCTCCGTTTAATATAGACATAAAATATATTTAAGCACCGCCAGGAATCTGCGGCGGTTTACTGTTTTGCAACAATTCCTTCTGATGATTTCTTTCTAAAAAAGAAGATTCTCTATTTGACTTCCAGTTTTTATATACAAAGTCAACAGATATTTCTACTAACTGATCCGGTTGATCATTATATGATGGACCAGTCATCGTTACTGGATATGCATCTTCCAGCAGACAAGCATAAACCACGTCGTAAGGTATATCGAAGTCTCGTGTACTACCAGATGACGTTGATGTTGGGTCAGTCGGTGAAGTTATGTTTGCTTGTAATTTGTCTATGGTTGTGGTTGGTTTTAATTGTTGAATATTAATATTCCTAGTATAGTCATTGAAATAACCAATTTGGTATGTGGTATTATTAACAATTAAATTCATCCATTCTTCGAAAAAATATCTAACGTAAGGGTCGTTCAAAACCAAAAACGTCATAGTAACATTTGGTTTTTCATAACCGTATGCGACCGTTTGTTTGGAGATACCAATCAACCTTTCGTTCGTAAGAATCTGTCTACCAGGCATGTTTGTTGAACGACAGAGAAGGTCTATGTTTTTTGACTGTTCCTGAGCAGGTAAAATCACACGAAATAGATTTCCTGAAGCGACACCGCCACCCGAACCTACTACATTTTTTAACTCTTCTATACTATAGGCCACTTATAACTTCCCTTGTGTTCTTGTATGCAGTAGATTGTCCCGCGCCTCTCCACTGTGCCGTTGGTAAGAAGGTCGCAATCTCCCACTCTGGTGCGGGCACAAATGCCAACTTATCTTCTACCTGTCTGGTTAGGTAGTGTTTAAAACAGGGTTGAAACATTTTCAACCTTGATGTGTTTTTTAACATTCTGTAAGTAATACCTAACCTAGTATCTTCATCATAGTTATTATCAGTCGTATAGTTCATCAACGAATCAAGAAACTTAGCTCTCAATGCGATTGGTAGATAATGTAAGTTCAGCCCATAAAATCCTTTGGGCGCTGGCCCAGCAACAATCACGAGAGGAAATGCATCCCAATACGGTAATGTGTCCCTATGTTTTGCATCATAGAAGAACATCGCCATCTTACCAATCACCGCTTTATTTCTTCCAGTACTTACAGACTGTCTATCGATCGGGTCTTCTTTCATTAATGCTCGTCGATTGACCTGCATATTCTGAACCTTTTTTCTAAACCACTCTCGTGATTCACGAGAACGTGGAGTGATACCAGCTCTAAATGCCTGTTGTTCTACTTTCTGGAAAAGATTACTCATGCAAACTATTTAGTCTTTTTTCTAGAATATTTTGGAAGGGGTTTTAGTTTTTTGAGAGGCTTTGGCATAATTCCCATCAATCTTAACTCAATTTCGGTCCATATCTCAAACTTCCATTCTCGGTCTTGTGCGTATTCGTTTGCTGCTTCCCACTTATTTCTGTTCTTAATATAAGTGTACGCTTCTGTGATATATCGTTTAGTTCGCTTGTTACCTTTGGGTGGTTCTGTTTCCTTGTGAGGTTTAACTTCAATTAATGATGTAGTACCACTTTTCCAAGTAACCGTGAAGTCTGGATAGTAACGATGGTATCGCTTGTCAGCTTCATAGTAATATGGTATAATAATCTCTTCACTCGACCAAGAGACAACTTCTTTAGAATTGTCAAAGTACATCATGCAGTATTTTTCCCACATGCTTCTATAAAAAACCCGTGTTGGATCACCTTTATACTTCTTGAGATTTTTAACTTTGTAATTACCTGAATATGTCATTAAATCACTTATAAATAAAATTATTTATTAGAGTTTCAAATAATGGCTGAAACACAATTAGAACCAACCTCAACCACTCTAGTCGCAGGAAAAGTTATTGCAGATACCACTTTTTCTGAAGACGAGAAAGACAATCTTATATTTCCGATATCCTATAGACAAGACTATTTGGGAAAAGTTGTTTTCTCTGTTGTCGAAGAAGAGGAAACAAATATAGAAGAAATAAAACAGGCAATGAAAACTAAACAGGAATCATTGTCAGAAAATAGTAATGCATTCGATGAACGTGGGGAAAGACTGAAAAAAAATGCACAGGAAAACGCTGAAGAAATAAAAAGACGGTCTGAAGCTAAAACCCAGTCATATCGCAAAAATACAGTTAATAAATCAGTTTTACAGAATGAACCATCACCTTCACAGAAAAGTGCAACATTGTTCTTACCTCAAGGGATAACGTTTGCAGATGGTGTACAGTATGAAAATGTTGACTTAGGCACTTTAGGTGGTTTAGCGGAACAGGCCGCTGGAGGTGCAATTGCGGGAGATGGTTTCTTAGGTTCCGTTGGTGGTGGTGTTACGTCTTTAATCGATTCGTTCAAAGGACCCACTGGTGAAGGTGCTGGACGTTTAGCTGCAAACGCAGCCTCTAACGTTTTTGGAAGCGGTGTTTCTGCTGGTGTTCGAGCTCAAACAAAAGTGACATTAAACCCTAACACACGATCGTTGTTCAAATCGGTTAATTTACGTTCTTTCAGTTTCACCTTTAAAATGATCCCACTATCAATCAACGAAAGTGAAACTATTAAGAAAATTGTTAAATTTTTCAGAACTGAATTATACCCTGAACATATTCTTCTGGGAGAAGAACAAGACCAAGCTGGTCAGGTCCCATTAGGATATAGATTTCCCAACAAATTTTTAATTCAAATGTATTATAATGAAAAACAAGTAGCAACAAAAATTTTACCTTGTTATCTTCAAAGTATGCAAACGGTCTATAATGGCACTTCGATGGGTATGCACGAAGACGGTAGTTTCCAAGAAGTTGATATTACACTTAACTTTACAGAATCTAGAACACTCAACAGGAAAGATGTTCTTAACAACGGATATTAAAAATGACACAATACTATTTTAGAAACTTTCCTTTTATAAAATATTCTTTTGGTGATAACGAACCTGAAGTATATTTTCAGAAAATGTCATCTGCTATCGATTTGTTCGATAATATAAAACAAGATGTATCATTTACAACTAAGAGAGAAATTCTTGATTTTGAGAGACCTGATACACTTTCCTATAAACTTTATAAAACAACAGATTATTATTGGACTTTCTTTTTGATGAACGATAATTTAAGAGAATCCGGTTGGCCTCTCGATGTAGACCGAGAGTTTACTGTGATAACGGAAAGATATCCCTACTGGTCTTTCATCACAGCCGATTTTTTCGCAGGACTCTTACAGGTAGGACAAGAACTTATTCTCACGGGGATTGGTGCTGGTGGATTCTTTGGTAAAGTCGTTAAAGCTGACCCTTCATTTGGTCAAATCATTTTTGAACCCACGTTCAAAAGACAGAATACACAAGACGTGGATGGACCTCCAATTGATGCAAGTGTCTCAGATGTTGAAAATTCTTTTCCTTCAATTCAGGGAATGCAGTTTGAAACCAATAATGTGATTTACAACTTGGCTGGTGCTTTCGGAAATGGGTCAACCACTAAAGAATATCTTGGCGTACATCACTGGGAAAACGCAGATGGTGAGTATCAAGATGTTAATCCCTTGACACAAGATATAACTGGTGTAAAAAGAGTAACTTTCAAAGATAATTTTCAAACTAAGAACCAATCTTTGAGAGAAATTTCTGTACTAAGACCCGGTATCGCCAGTCAGATAGTAGGTGAATTCCAAAAACTATTAGCATCATCATGACACAAAATCGTTCACAACAGTATAAAATACTAAAGGCAGAAATATCTGCTGAGAAACTAGGGGAACAAACAGTAGACGTTCGTTCACTAATACCCGAATTAGTGTTCTATGAAAATTTGGAATATCCTTACATCACAGGCAAGATGTTATTGATCGATGATAATTCAATTTTCGAATCTATAAATTTTAGAGGCACAGAAAAAATAACCTTTGAGATTGCAGGTGTCGGTGATGATTCTGAACCTATCATCGGTGGTTCGGCCGACAAAGAAAAAAGTTTTATTATGACTAAGGTAGAAAAATCCGTTCGAACCAATGACCGAACAGATGTTTTATTAATATCTCTGGTTGAAGAACATTTCCTATTGAGCAAATTAACAACGGTTAGTAAAACTTTCACTACTAACCTAGAAAGTATGATAACAGAAATTATTGTAGGTTATCTGAAAAAGAATGTGGATCAGTCTTATCTAACAAAGTCGGCGCAAGGTGTTAGGAAAGTTAATGTGCCATATATGCATCCATTAGACGCCATTGATTGGTTACGTGATAGAATGACCACTGAAATAGGCGCACCTTACTTTGTTCATTCATCACTATACGATAATAATATTCGTATTTCGAGTCTTGAAGGATTTTTAATACAAACACCTTTCAATAAAAAAGTGCCCTTTGTTTATTCTTCGAGTTTTTCTGGAAATGCAGAAGCTATCTCTGAAGATAAAAAATATTTTATGATAGAGGGATATAAGAAAGAAGCTTCTGAAGATTCTTTGATGATGATAAGTAAAGGGGCACTAGGGGCGGCTTACAATAATACAGATACCGGAAACGGTATAACCACACGTGACAGTTTTAAAATTAGAGACGTTCTGTTAGATATGAAAAGTAAAGAACTTTTGCCCGATACTTCAACTCAAAGTGTTTTTGACGAAAGTAAAGTTATAGGAAACGATTTTATTGATAATTACCAGTCTAAAATTTATCATCAGGTAAGTTCCTTTGGCACTTACGATACTTTTTTGGGTTACCATGATGTTGTTGATTCTCTTGACAATACCTTGAAACTTAAAAATTCTTCGTTGAGAAATTCTTTGTATCGAAATATGATTAATCTAAGTGTACCTGGCGTACCCTTTATGTACTCTAAAGCTAGTGTCGGAGACATAATGAAATGTACATTTAATTCTAGTTCGGCTGACCCAAAAAATTTAAGTTCAGATGATATAATAGATAAACAAAAATCGGGTAATTACTTGATATACGCTATTCGTCACACTTTTAAAGAATCACGCCACAGTGTATCTGTTAATGCTACCAAGATAACCAGAGAATTTCCTGAACGAGCGAATACTGGAGAAAGTGGTTTTGTTTAGATCTATACAAACAGAATATTATGGTGACCAACTTAGATGGTTTGTCGCTACTGTTATTAACTCTTCCCCACCCGCTGGGTTAGAAGGTAGAGTTCGTATTCGTATTCATGGAATTCATGACCCGTACACTGGAAATGTTTTAGAATCTGATTTACCTTGGGCTACAACTGTAATACCATTAACCGAAGGAGGGAGTTCTGGTTTTGGAAAAGTGCCTCAGGTTCTTCCAGGCGCACTGGTATATGGTTTTTTCATGGATGGTAAATCGTCACAAACCCCACTCATATTAGGTTCGTTAAATAAAACTGAGTTTCCAACTGATGTTCAGGCTAGGTCTTCTAAAGACAAGACATTAAGTCGTTTTAAGAATGAATATGACCCAGATAGAAAAATTGATATTGCTTCACAAGAAATTTTAGATGATAGCATACCAGATGCTAATGTTGCAACTAGAAGAAGTCAAGCGATGCGTTTTTTCATTGATAATGGATATACACCTAGACAAGCCGCTGGAATCACCGGATGTATTGAAACGATTTCTAGATTTGTAACCTTTAACCCAGATGATCCTAATTTACAATTTTTCGGTATCGCACAATGGGATAAGAACGGAACACGATATAAAAACTTGATTAGGTTTGCAACTCAAATCGAAAAACGTTCGTTCATCAATTTATTCTCGATTCAGTTACAGTATGTTTTATCAGAACTTAGAACAAGATTCGCCAACGTCAATGCAAAACTTTTAAAAACAGAATTGATTGACGGAACAGGCGGGTCAGTCGATATTATTAGTCGTTTATACTTAAAGGACCGATTTATTGCTGGAGGTAATACAACATCATTTGATATGAGAAATAATAGAAAAGTTAACTTAGCGATATCGAACGCAACGAAAGCCTATAATGAAGTTACGGTGAGATAAATGTCAATAACAAAAGAACAATTAGACAAATCATTAAATTCGACTAAAACCACCTTATCTTATGGTGGTGTAGACGAAGCGTCAACCAATGTTAAAGAAACCTTCGATACTGTCAAAGTAACTGAAGTGGGTAAAGAAACAAATCAAGTTATAGGTGGTGTTAAATCTGTTACAAGTAAGACTGATATCATTGGTGCAGAAAATTTCACTCCAACTGAAGGGGTTTTAACGTCAGAAGCTTTGAATGGTTCAATTAATCCAGCACTTAATACAGATATTAGTAGTCTGTCTTCTGAGATTGGGGTGGGTGTTTCAATAACATATAATGATAGTGGACGTAACACTGGAATAAACTATGCTAAAAAAGAAAGTGGTTCCTTATCTTCAATCTTGAGTGGAATAACCGGCCTGGGAGTTGCGCCAGGTTATCTACAAAACATGATTTCTAATGCTAATTCAAAGGGACTGAACACATCAATTAATTCTGTCGCTGGAAATGTTGGGGCTTTTTCTAGTATTGGTGCAGTAAACAATCTATCATCAAGGACTCAAAGTATTATTAACGATGTCGTAACTAATGCAGTTACGGATGGTAAAACAGGTTCTACCACTAGGTTAACCGCTTTTCAAACTGAGGGAAATGACGCTATTACTGATGTTGCAAATACTGTGGTTACTGCAATATCTCCTAATGTTGGTAATGTATTGGGTGCGATAACTGGAAGAAAAGGTCAGGACGTTGTATCTTCAGTTAGGGAATATAAAAATACTAGAGCAGGTGTTGTGAATGAGAGAAACAAATTCATATCATCATTAGAAAGATCCTTTCCTATCGGTCAGCTAGGTTTTGTTCAAAACTTGGTTAGGAAACTAGACACCAAAAGTTTAGATACTGTGTTTATAGCTAACGGTATACGATTAGAAGAAAAGGACCGAAGTGAAATTATTCGTTTGTCTCAGGGAACAGAGGTTCAAAAGGCAGAGGCTAGAAGAATTTTACAAGATAAACATGGAAAGTCGCCCAAGGAAGTGACTGACCTGTTAGCTGAACTAGATTCGACTATTGCTGGTTCTGTTGTTGTTGATACGTCTAATAGTGTATTTGATGACCCCTTTAATGTTGGTGATGCTCAACGTTGGAACAATGGTGTTGGTGCTGAAGATTTCACATTTACTTTCATCTCTTCAGTGGAAGAACTAGATGCAGAATTTCGGTCAATCACTAGAGACGTAACCGAAATTGTGGTTCACTGGACCGAATCGTATTCTAATGCTAATATCGGAAGTGAGGAAATAAATAAAACTCAAATTAGATTGGGTTTAAATAGTATTGGTTATCACTATGTAATTCGTAGGGATGGTTCTGTACAAAGAGGAAGGCCTGTAAATATTCAAGGAGACCATGCAAACATTAATGGTCACAACGAGAGAAGTATAGGAGTAGTTTTCGTTGGCGGTATTAATGCGCCCACTGGAACACCGGACCCATTAGAATATAAATCTGTTACTTCTTTAACACGAAGTCAGTTTACATCATTTCAGGAGATTTGTAAAGCGTTTTATAGAACTTTTCCAGGCGGACAGATATTGGGGCACAATGACCTAGACCCTCTAGAAGATGATCCCGGCTTTGACGTTAGAGATTTTTGTGAAGATGTGTTTGGTAAAAAAACATTGTTTACCGACCCATCAACCCAACCTCCTTTCACTGGCCAACAGATAAACGAAAGTAAGATATTATGACAACAATTTTAGACAATTTTCGAAACCGAATAAAAGAACTGGGTACTGGTCAGGAAAACACTGAGGGCGTTCCCAGAGAAGGTTTTAATGAAGCCTCGGGCGAATTTCCTAGACGAGATTATTTTTTTGGTTCGTCTATAAACAAGTCGGCTCGAGGAGAAACCATAGAATCCTTGTTTGCTGGTGGCGGTGATTATGGAGTCTCTGTAGAATTCTCTGACCAAAAACCCTCTGTATTTCCATATAATCAGACACAAGAAACTACCTCTGGTCATGCTATTCATGTGGATGACACACCAGGCGGTGAAAGAATTTTAATCAAACATCGAACGGGTGCTGGACTAGAATTAAGAGCTGATGGAAGTGTTTTATTTTCGTCCGTCAATAAAAAAGTTTCTGTAACAGGTGGTGATGACGTTGTGATTGTGGAAGGTCAAGCCGACCTCGTATACAAAGGCAACGTCAATGTTAAAATTGCTGGAGATTATAATTTAGAAGTCGAAGGTAATATTAACGTTACTACTGCTGGTAATAAAACTGAAAAGATACATCGCAATCACACTAAGACCGTAGACGAAAATCAAAACCATGTGGTAAAAGGTTCTAGGTCTCTTCGAGTGGTTGATGTTAATACTGAAACTATGTTATCAGATAGAAACGTATTTGTCAAGGGAGAACAAAACAATTTTGTTGAAGGTAACGTTGAATTCACCAGTGGTGATAAACTGATTACCACAGCCGTCAATGAATGGGTTGCTTCCTCTCAAATTGCAAACATATCGGCCGACACCGTTTCCGTCATTGGTGTGACAGGAACAATTGGTGGACAGTTAATTGACCACTATGGTAAAGTCTTCTCAGGACCACCAGGCGGTTCTGGTTTGGGTGCTACAACACATTATGGAACATTTATAGGTAAAGCCACAGAAGCAATCACCTCAGACTTTGCGAACAAGGCGGGGGAAGCTTCTTTCGCACAATCAGCACCTGCTGAGGCGGGAACAGCAACAGGTGCATCGAAGGTAAGGAATGCTAAAACATATCCTACGGAAATGCCATATGTTCAGATTGAACCTACAGCGGATATGCCAACAACCGCAATTATAACACCTTTATTGTCATCTGGCAACTACGGTATAAGAAATGTAAATGTTGACCCAGGCGATGAATTGAAGTTAGAAATTCTAAAAACTGACGATTACGATGGTTTATTTAACAGAGAACCCAGTATTTATGAAATACGTTCTAAATTAAGAGACCCTGCAAATCTTCGAAACGCAACGTTGATTGGTGCATTGATTGGAGAAGGTAGACTTTCAAGTAAGTATGCAGATGTAAGACCGCCTTTTATTGGTCGAGCATACAATAAAAAACCAAGTTTACAATTTGGTCGAACACTATTGGGTAACAACCCAGCTGAAAATAGAAGTAAGAGGTTCACTCCGTAATGATATATCTTGTTGACCCCGTATACAACCCAAACTTTCAATCGGACATCACTTCCGCAACTCCTCTTGCGCCTGGAATTACGATTGCTAAATTTCTAGGTTCCAAGGGTTCTCGTTTACAGTTTGAACAATTGAGTGGAGATAAAAGACTTATCGCACGTCAACTTTATCTTCAAGCCGAATCGATGCGAACTGTTGTTACAAACAAAACTTTTGAAAAGAACCGATTAATTGTGTCAGAAGGTTTATATAAACCATCGCCTGGCGAAACCTCCACCAAAGATTCTATCAATGATTACAAACAAACTGGACGTGCAATTGTTTATCAGTTGTTGGGTGAGAATGGCAAGATTGATTTTGAAAACACTTTTGAGTTGGCCGTCTACTGGAAAGATTTTTTGAAGTATCAAGAGTTGATTCTCGATTATGATACATACGACCCTTCTGGTGAACTTAGTTGCCAGATAGTGCTCGTAATGCCTGTTGCGAATGAAAATTTTGACCTTAATTTTAGTAAAAGTCTTAAAACAACTTTTAATGGTAGTACTTTATCTTTAAATGAAGTAGTTGAAGTGTTCGTTCCCATATAAATAAAAATAATGTTTTGAGTACTAAAAATGGCCACCAAAATTTTTTCACAAGAAGATGCTGATATCTCTAAAATCAGCATAACCAGTACAAGGTCGAGACCGTATCTGGATCTCGACTTGACTTTTTTGGCGAGCAATACTGGAAATGTTTTTAAAAAATCTGAAGGTGCGGCTGTTAAACAATCTGTTAAAACTCTACTCAACAGTAATAAGTTCGATAAACCCTTTGACCCCAATTTCGGTATCGACCTTCAGAGGTTTTTCTTTGAATTGGCAGATGACCAAACTGGGAATAGAATTGTAGAAAGAATTAAAAGTATTATAGAAGCTTATGAACCCAGAGCGTCAGTAAGGTCTGTAAAAGTTGGTGTGCAGGAAGATATCAATGCAATTAATATACTTTTAACTTTTTCAGTTAGAAATACGGACCAAACTATAACATTAGAAACCACAATTTCGAGGTTAAGATAAATGTCAACCACAGTTAAGTCAACTGCTTTAGATTTCGATGCGATAAAAAATAATCTGAAGACTTTCTTTGAAGCTCAGAGTGAGTTTACGGATTATGATTTTGAGGCCTCCGGTTTATCAAATTTGCTTGATGTACTCGCATACAATACTCACTACAATGCTTTAATTGCAAACTACGCTCTTAATGAATCTTTTTTGGGAACCGCTCAACTTCGAAGTTCTATCGTATCCCTATCTGAATCTATTGGATATGTTCCTGGTTCTAGAGTAACTTCGAAAGCCAAGGTTCAACTTACGACTTCTATTGGTACAGGCAACGAACCTCCCACTGTTACAATCCCGAGGGGGTTTAAATTCAATTCGACAATTAATGATGTGTCTTATTCCTTTATTACTACTGAGTCGGTTACCGCTACTAATAATCAGGGAAATTATTCTTTTGAATTACCTTCAGGTGATAATCCAGACCAAATTATAATTTCCGAAGGGATTTTAAAAACCAAAACCTTTATTGTAGGTTCAACAGACGCTGACGAATTATATGTGATACCAGACAAAAACCTTGACAGGTCTACAGTGACGATTCGTGTTTTTGATACACCTTCTGCTACTGATTTTCAAATTTACACTGCATTACCAGAAGCAACATTCATTAACGAAAGTTCTTTAATATATGTTCTTAAAGAATCGCCTAATGGATTCTTTGAACTCAGCTTTGGGAACGGAAACACTTTAGGTCCAACTCCCGAGGCTGGTAATAAAATAACCGTTGAGTATATTAGTTGCAGTGGAAGTATTGCTAACGGTGGTAAAGTTTTCACTGCTGCAGAACAGTTACCAGTGACTTTAACAAATAACGACATTGTAAATGTTGATATTATTGCTTCAACGTTTTCTAACTCTATCGGAGGCGCGGAAAAAGAAAATAATAATTCAATTAAAAGAAACGCTCCTTTTCAATATACCACTCAAAATAGAATGGTTGTTGCAAACGATTATTCGACACTTGTGCTTGCAAGGTTCAGAGAATATATTGAGGAAATTAACGCTTGGGGTGGTGAAGATAACGATCCGCCGGAATATGGCGCAGTTTATCTTAGTATAAGATGGAACGCTGGATTGACTGACAGCCAAAAAGCCGATTTAAAAATCGAAATCGAAACTTATGTTAATCAATTGTCCATCGTATCTTGGAAACTTAGATTCTTAGACCCAATCACAACTTTTGTTGAATCCTTAGTTTATTATCAGTATAATCCACGATTCACAACTTTGGGTTTGAACACAATTAAAACACTTGTTGGAAATGCTGTAAACAATTATTTTACAAACACTATTGGTCAATTTGGACAATCATTTCGTAGATCGAATCTACTTACAGAGATAGATGCAGTAGACCCTTCGATTCTTTCTAGTAGAGCTGATATAAAAATGCAACAGAGATTGGTGCCAACGGGTCTTAACGGCGCTGGTCAAAGTATAAGTTTACTTGGAATAAGTTCTAACTATAATTTTTATTTTCCTCAAAGTATCTCTCAACCTAATAATACTGATTATATTTTAACCTCTACATTTTTTAGACTTAACGGTAAAACATGTTTCTTAAGGAACAGACTAAATAGTCGAAATATACAGGTCATTGAACAGGGTTCGGGTAACGCCATTGTTGATAATATAGGAGAATACTTTTTAGATGGTAGGGTCAGAATAATAGGTTTTGCACCAGAATCCATTTTAGGCGGAAACAATTTTATAAAAATTTCAGTGACGCCAGGTAATCAAAGCGCAATTTCTCCAACTAGAAACAACATCTTATTGTTCGATGATGATGTTTCTTTCGAAACTCCAATAGAAGTGTCAAGTACTTAACATGCATCAAGGAAACACGGAAAGAAATAGACGAGAACTTGTTCTATATGACAGGAAAATTGAAGAAGTACTTCCTGATCATTTTAAACAAGATTATCCTCAGTTTATCACTTTTCTAGAAAAATATTACGAATGGAACACGAGTGAAGAGTCTCCAGCTGAGCTAGTCAATCATCTCTTTGAAACCAAAGATATTGTAGAGACGGACGAAGACCTTTTGTCTTTTTTAGAAGATGAATTACTCTTGGGTGAAAGTTATTTTCAGGGGTTCTCCGATAAGAGAGGTGCTGCACAGATAGCTGGGAATTTGTATAAAACAAAAGGTTCCGAACTATCTATTCAACAGTTCTTTCGTTCATTCTTTGGAGAGGACCCAGATGTTGAATATACTAGTGAAAAGATTTTTAAATTAAATAATTCCGAGATCGGCCCACTTAGTAATAGATTTTTAACGGACGATAAACTATATCAAACCTTTGCGATATTGATTAAGATAGGTATTCCTATTACTTTATGGCGAGAAGTATACAAACTGTTTGTACACCCAGCGGGATTTTATCTCGCTGGACAAATCCAAGCAGTTGGTGAAGCTGGATTTGGAGGTATACCGTTTGATGGTTATGATATTATGGATAGTGCTGGTCGAAAGGCGGCGCCTTTAGTACTTATTATCGATTCTGCTTCAGTTTCACCTCTGATTGCAAATCAAGGAGAACTCAGTCATTACGCAGTTTACGATTCAGAAAATACGGGTGGTCTTGGTAAGGTCAAAGTTTCGTTGGATAGATATCATATAGAACAATTTGAAGACTATACCATCAATCCACTGGCAACGTTCTCACCAACCACATTGAAGATGTTGGGTGGATTTGTAGTTCCAGGCGAAAGAGACGCATATGCTGGTGTTGATGGAAATAATGCTCTTGTTGGAACGATTGGTGTTGATTATGACTCTTCATATGTAACACCGAAACTTTCATCTTTCGATATGGATAGTAGTGCGGATGCTGATCAAATCCTTGGTAGTACAATTGACTTCTCAATGGATTCAGACCCATCACTTACAACCTTTATGGGCACTTTCTCAACATTCGATAGAAAATAACATATAAATAAAAACTAAGGCAAACTGGATTAAAAAATGACAAGGCAAATTGTTTTTACTGGCACAACAGCGAACGATGGAACAGGAGATACTCTCCGTGACGGCGCTGCTAAAATAAATGCCAATTTCCAAGAAATTTATGAGACTTTTGGGCCTGATGGATTAATCATTGGAACACAGGTCAATTTTGATAGTGCGACCATTAATTTTCTTGATACCACGTTAACGTTTAAAACAAATATTGGTGCGGTTGGTCCTACGGCAGACAGAACAATTAGGTTCCCTGATTATTCTGCTTTTGTTGTTCTTGATTCAGCATCACAAACTTTAACGAACAAAACTTTAGATTCTTGTTCTTACGGCGCATTATTAATCAATGACATTAGTGCTGACCATCAGTACAAAGTTTTACCATCCGAACTTGCAGCTAACACAACAATTACTTTGCCTGCATTATCGGCTAATGATACATTTGTCTTCACTGATGCGTCTCAGTCCTTGAAGAACAAATCGTTAGACTCGGATACCATAAGCAATGCCATTATTACTGATACTGTTTGGGTAGATACAAATGGTAATGGTATATTAGAATTTTCGAAAGTGGGTGGTTCACCAGTTAACTATTTACAGTTAAGAAACTCTTTAACAAACAGTCCAGTAGATATTACGGCGGATGGTACCGATACTGATATTAGTATACGTCTTTTACCAAAAGGTGCGGGGGCTGTAGAACTTGATGGAAGAGTTATGTTCGGTGATGGACAGTCGGCGAATCTAACCACAGATGGTGGGACTTTGCCTAATGACCAACCCGCTATATTTTTAAACACCACAACTGGGACTCCTCCCCATACTTGGACACTGAGTGACGGAGATGAGAAAGGTGAAGTAAGATATATAACAAATATCTCTGGAGCTAACAATGCCGTTATACAACCAACCAATTTCGGTCAGGGAACTTCTTTTACGTTAACTGGAGGAGCAGGTTCAGGTCCGACAGTTGTTCACCTGATTTGGGATGGTGGTAACTGGTACGTAATCAACAAAAGTGATGTAACAATAACATAAAGGTTAAATAGAAATGACAGCAACAATAACTGATCAATTCAAACGAGAACTAACGCAAGAACTCCGACGAGATTACGATTCTGGTGATAACTACTATATTGTTATTGGTAGGACAGAACAATGGAATTCAACTGACACGGTTCCTGATGCTTCTCAAGTTGATTATCTACAGTCACCTTCTTGGTCCAAACTAACTAGAAACGCTTTCCAAGCTTCAAAACTAGTTACCAACTTGAGTTATGTTATTCCCAGATACAACTGGTCTTCAGGAACAATATATCAGGCTTATAACGATAACCACACTGACCACGATGATGATTCAAGAAGATATTATGTTTTGAATGACCAGAATCAGGTTTATATGTGTTTAAGGGCAGGTGTTGCTGGTGGTGTTTTCGTTGATCCCAGTACAGGAAATACATTACCTAATCCTGCAATTTCAACGGTTCAACCTACGGGTGGATTAAACGGTGTTCCTTTTCAAACTGCTGATGGATATTTCTGGAAGTTTATGTATACCATTAGTGTTGCGGATACTGATAATTTCGTAACCTCAAAATTCATTCCTGTTAAATTTGTTGACTCAGCTGGCGTAGATGATCCTGCTACTGACATTCAACAAAAAGCGGTTCAAGACCTTGCGTTACCAAAATCTATCGTAGGTTTTCAAGTTTTGAATGCTGGTGGTGGTACTTACACTGCACCACCTACGGTTCAGATTATAGGCAATGGTACTGGTGCAGCAGGTCGATCCCAAATAGATAACAACGGTTATCTGATTAGTGTACAAATTGATAGTAATGGTGTTGGTACGGGTTGGCAATTTGGCACAGGTTATGACTATGCTAACGTTTTGATTGATGGTGAAAAAAACGTTGCTCGTCCAATTTTTTCTCCCAAAAACGGTATTTCAGCTGACCCAACTATTGACTTACGTGCTACACAGTTATTGTTTAATGTTCAGTTGGATGGTAATGAAAATAATACAATTGCACCATTTAGGGTTGGACTATCCACAAAATTTAGGCAGATTTCTTTATTAAAAAATCCTACAACTACGGTTAATGATAGTGATTATTTCACCGACCTAACAGGTAACAATCTTAGAGGGTTTACTGTAAGCAGTCCGGGTGGCGCCTTTACACCCGAAGATTTTATTACTGGTGGAACGAGTGGAGCTTCCGCAATTGTTGACCACTACTATGATAGTAGTGATGGTATCACTACCACAGGATATCTTTATTATCACCAAAACGATTCTACTGGGTATGGCGCATTTCAAATAACTGATAACATTACAAGAACTCAGGGTGGTGCTACTGGTACCATTGCCACCTTTATTACACCAGACATAGATAATTACTCTGGTGAACTTTTGTATGTTGATAATCGTGGAGAAATCCCGAGAGACGATGAATCGCGTCAAGATTTAAAGATAGTAATAACGTTTTAAGGATTATTAAAAATGCCAACTACTTATAATAGTAACATTGAGTATACCACATATAGAGACGATTATGACCCCAAACGTGGTTACCACAAGGTGTTGTTTAATTCCGGTAGAGCGTTACAGGCTAGAGAATTAAACGAATTACAGACAATAATCCAAAAAGAAATATCTAGACTGGGTGGACATCTTTTCAAAGCCGGCGCAGCAGTTAAGCCTGGTGGTATTACGGTTAATAATAATTACGAATATGTTCGATTAGTTTCATCTGCAAATACAACTAGTTCAAATCTAGTCGGTAAAACAATAACAGGTTCCACTTCACAAATCACTGCTCAGGTTCTTCAGTTCGTTCCAGGCACAGATGATGTTGGTGATACAACTAACGTACCTACTATTTTTGTAAGATATAAAGACACTAACCCTACAACTGAAACATCCATTGATGCGGTAGATAACTCAGGTAATTCTGCACCAAGATTCACTCCTGGCGAACCACTTGTTGTTACGGGTGGCGATGATGTCATCGTTGAATCATCTAACACCAATCCTCTTATTTGGCCAGTAGGTTCAGGTAGCAAAGTTGGTGTTGGTAGTGGTCATTACTTTGTTTTGGGACATTTTGTAGAAGTTCCCAAACAAGCCTTAATTTTATCCAAGTATTTTACCGGATATACGGGTGAAATTGGTTTTGTTGTTTATCAAGATATTCTTACCTCATCCGACAGTAATCTTCTATACGATAATCAGGGTTCTACACCCAATTTAACATCACCGGGCGCTGACAGATATCGCATACGACTAAAATTGGCGAAAAGAGAAGATACTTTACCTACAGAAAATTACATATTTTTAGCCCGTATAGCAAACGGTGCTGTTGCAAATCAGGTTTCTGGTCTAAACGAATATAATAAAATTAACGATGTTCTTGCACAAAGAACTTATGAAGAATCTGGCAATTACATTGCTGAACCTTACAAGATTCGTTTTGTCGAAATTGATTCCGCAGCAGCTGAAGATAGATTGTATTTGGAAGTTTCTAAGGGCGTTGCGTATATTAATGGTTACAGGTCAGAAAACCCTGCACTGAAAAAATTAGTAATTCCTAAACCAACCGTCTCAGAATTAGTAGAAGGTGAAAATGTACCTGTAATTTATGATCGATACTTAAACGGTAATTCTACGGACAATACAACTCACAGAGGTACGCTGACCCTTAATTCTACGGTAAATCTCTATGACGGCACTAATGGTACAGGTACCGTTGTAGGTAAAGTAAAAGTACGTTCAATTGAAAGGACTACGGGTTCTATCGGAAGTGTTAACTCAGTTACTAGAATTTATATTTCTAGTTCAGGTGATATTTCAGAGAGTGTTAGAAACGCTAGAAGTATTGGTACCGGGCCGACTAATTATTTTCAATTAGTTCTGGAAGGTAATCCAGCACGTGCCCTAATTAAAGGTAATCAAAAAAATAAAGACCTTCTTTTTTCTTTGCCTAGGTCAAGGCCATCTAACGTTGACCCACTAGACTATGATTATATTTTCCAACAAACTTTTACATCTGATGCTAGTGGAACAACCGTTGTATCTACCTCAGACAACGATTACACTGATACATCTAGTTGGATTATTGCAAGCGGTGATTCAGGTTCAGTATCTTTTAATGCTACGTTAAACGTTAATGCTGACCAAGTAACAATCACGGGTTTGAATCTGGGTGGTGCGTCATATACTATTACTGGTTATAAATCTATAACTAACGCCAATCCAAAAGAGAAAAAACCTGTTGAAACAACGACCACTGGAACAGTAGTTTCTGGCACACCTTTTAATCTGGGACAGTATGATATTAAAACAATTTCAGAGATTAAAGATAGTGCTAACGGTAATAGTATCTTTTCATACTTCACTTTAGATAATGGTCAGAGAGACAATCATTATGTTAAAGGAAGACTCTTACAGTCCTTCCCGTACTCAGGTCCAATTTACGTAAAGTATGAATATTGGAAGAGAGGTAGTACAGGTAACTATTACTCAAAGAATTCTTACGTAGATAATACAACCATAGCACCATTTATCAATATCACTTATAATAGTATTCCATCGTATAAGCCTAACTATGATGCGACCACTCGTCTATACAACGTCTTAGATTTCAGGCCAGACTTTGATAGTGCTTCTGGTATTTTAGAAAATGGTACAGAGAATTTTTACTTACCTAAGCGTTCAACTCAAATCACTGGTGATATTAGTTACTATTTGCCTAGAGCAGATAAGTTGGTGATGTCACAAGAAGGCAAGTTGATGTACATTCGTGGTGTCCCTGATAAAAACCCACAGTACAAGAAAACGCCTGATAAATCGGTGGAATTGTATAAGATTCTAATGAATGCAAATACTTTGACGCCTGAAGATTTGTCAATTACCAAAATCGAATCCAGAAGATATACGATGAAAGATATTGGTAAGTTAGAAAAGAAACTTGATAGACTTGAAGAAATGACAACGTTAAGTTTGTTAGAACTTGATACCAAAAATCTAAATCTTTTGGATGCTGATGGAAATCTTAGAACTAAGTCTGGTTTCTTCGTAGAAAATTTTAAAGACCAAACTCTTTCAGCCACTAAGTCTCAAGAATATCGTGCTGCTCTAGATTTCCAGAGTAATACCGTTCGACCTACTTTCTCTTCTGATAATATTCGTTTGATTTGGGATAGTGTTTCGTCTAGCGGTATTGTCAAAAAAGGCGATATGTTATATTTGGACTACGCTGAAGTTAATTGGAAGTCTGTTGAAATTGCTTCACGTAATGAACCTGTTAATCCATTCATTATTCAAATATTCAATGGGCAAATGACTCTTTCTCCAGGTTCAGATGAATGGAAAGATACGAAGTATAAAGCTCCAAAAATTATTCCTAATGGTACTCGAATCGAGAACACGGATGTTGGGTTTATCTGGAACGAACACGAAACGAATTGGCAAGGGCAGAATCCTGATGAACTAGAAGTTGGCCAGGTTACTGGTGTAACATCTTCAGTCGCAGGTTCAGAGTCTAATGTTAACACTACTTCCACGACAACAACAGGTGATGGACTATTCATTGAAAATGTTACCACGGACGTAACAACCACAACTACTACTACAACTAATAAACACACAGTGACTAAAATTGTTGCTGAAGAAACAGTAGAAGAAGTAATTGGTGAGAGGATTGTACAAGTTTTCAGTATTCCTTGGATGCGTTCTAGAAAGATTTATTTCAAAGCTGAAGGTATGCGTCCTAAGATTAGAGTATATCCTTTCTTTAATAGTAAGAACGTTTCTAAATGGTGTCGCCAAGAATCTTTTGTTCGTTTTTCAGAAAGGACAGAAGATGATGGTAACTTAAATACTCAATACACACAGCATCCTGATGGTCCAACTAGTTTGGTCACGAACGAATTTGGTGAAGTTTCGGGTTCTTTCCTGATTCCAAGAAGAATTAATCCAGACTTGTACTACAAAACCATTCTAGGGTTGGAAGAATATGATCCACAACAAGATGTAGATCGTTTTCCTTGTGGTGCATTAGAGTTTAAATTGCTTGACATATCACAGTCGTTAGATGCTGCAGCTACTACTAAAGCGTTTGCACTTTATGTTGCACAGGGAACTTTGAATCAAAAACAGAAAGATGTTTTAAGTACAAGGGTGTTGTATGAAGCAACCTCCGATTTCTTTAGTGAAAATACTCATGTTACTACAACTTCCGCTACATCGTTGCAACAGAACGAAACTACAGCTGCCCAGTTCACAGAACTACTGTCAAGTGTAGAGGAAATGCAAACAGAAATTGCTGACCTTGAAGACCAAGTTGATATTATTCAAGAAGAGTTGGACAGTTTAGAACTTGTTCAAATTAACAACACATATGTCACGAATAATATTACAGAAAACATTACTAATTCTGTTACGAATAATTACATTATTGACGAGTCTCCAGTAATAACTGAAAACAGTGGTGTTGGTCAAGATACTGGTAATCAAAACGATGATGGTATTGGTGCTATTGTTTCTGGTACCACTACGGTACAAGATGTTGTAGTGGCTTCTCCTATACCCGCAGGAACATTTCAGATTGCCTCTGCAAGTCAATCTGGTAGTGTTGCGGTTGTTACATTTAATGTCAATAATGGTGGTGAAGCTGTCGTTGGTACAGCAAACTCTATCGACATTAATTATGAAGGTTCAGGAGAAAATGAAGTTGCAACCGTCATTCAAACTGATGGCACGTACAATGCAAATACAAGCACTGTAAGCGAACCGGCCGGTAGTTCTGCAGCAGGTACAGATTATGAAGATGTGAAAGCACCAGCAGCTGCACCTGCATCAACAGTAGCGGGAAATCTTGCACCATCTACTAACGCAACTACATCATATAACGTCGATGAAGTTAGTAACACTAAAATTGCGTCAATACAAAACACAAGGTTCGCAGATAAGGTTGTCAAGATGGGCGGTTATGTCGACCCTATTGCACAAACCTTTATGGTTGATAACGAATTCGGTGTCTTTATTACTAAGGTAGGCATTTTCTTTACAACTAAGGACCCAGAAATTCCGGTACAGGTTCAGATTAGACCTACAGTTAATGGTGCTCCATCATCTAGTAAAATCATTGCTAGTAAGTTTGTAGCCGCATCGCAGGTTCAGGTACCAGCGAGAGCAGACCAAAGAAATTTCTCAGTGGTTAAAACTAAAGAAACTGTATTTGAATTTGATGAACCAGTTTTCTTAAGTCCTTTCACTGAATATGCAATTTGTGTTATTGCTCCTAATACCCCTTATTATACTGTATATGTGTCTGAAATGGAACAGTTTGTTCTTGGTTCGACCGAAGAAAGAATTTTGACTCAACCTTCTTTAGGTTCATTCTTTAGGTCACAAAATTCACAGATTTGGGAACCAGACCAACAGGTAGACATGATGTATAAACTATATCGTGCTCAATTCCGTTATGGTGGTAAGGCAGTGTTCAGAAATGCTGATGTACCTAAAGAACTTCTAGACCCAGACCCCATCAATACAACGGCTGGTTCTACTGAAGTTTATATTTCTCATTATGACCATGGTTTACGAGTTGGTGATAAGGCGGAAATTTTAGGTCTTGATTCTGCCACACGTTATGGTGGTGGAGTAGGTATAAAAGGTTCATCAATGATGACCATTAATGGTACTAGAAGAACAATTACCAAAGCTGATGCGTTTGGTTATGCCTTTGATGCCGACAGTGCGGCAACGACAACGAGTACTTTTGGTGGAACCGGAATTACTTCGGACCGAAACATTCAGTTTAACGTAGCCAACCTAATAATTGAAACAGCAAATCCAGATGTTACTTCTGTATCAGCCGGATACAAATTCACAACAGGTAGTTCCATTGCTGGTGCCCAAGACATTGACTATGTTAAAGATACTAACTGGCAAAGAATTTCGCCTAAGATTAATACTTCTTTTGATGCACCTAGAGTTATTGCTAATCGTTATAACGAAAATGCTCAGTTGTCTGGATTGCGTTCTTGTGAAATTAAAGTTGACATGAAGAGCAGTCATGAGTTTGTATCACCAATGCTCGACTTACAAAGAAGTTCATTGACATTGATTGAAAACATTATTGACTTTCAAGATTCCGCTGACGCTTCTGGAAATAAAAACATTCCTATCAGATATACTTCTGAGACAGATGCATACAGTGGTTCACACCCAGCGAAACATATCACTAAACCAGTTACATTGGTTGAAGATGCTGTTGGACTCAAGGTTCTATATGCAGCAAATATTCCTGCAAATTCTGAAGTTGATTTGTACTACAGAGTAGCAGTTGAAGGTGAAAATATTGTTGAGAAAAATTGGGTTTATGATGCTCCGGAAAATACTTTACCCACAGACGAAAATCCAGCCATCTTTAGAGAATACACTAATTTGATCGGTGGTGATGATGGTATATTAGATGCGTTTACTGAATTCCAATTAAAGTTGGTATTCCGTTCTAAAAATTCGTCTAAAGTTCCTGTGGTGAGAGATTTAAGAGCAATAGCTTTGGTAGATTAACATGAAATTAGTAAAAGTAGATGGACACGCGGGTCTCGGTAGAGACTCGAAAACAGGTGCAATCATTAATATAAATAAAAGAGAAGTTGAGACGGCTCGTGAAAGAAAGAGACGACGCAAAGAGGCTCAAGAAGAGAAATTACAACTTGAGTCTAAGATAGTCAATCTAGAGGATGATGTTGCCGATATCAAAGACATGTTAACCAAGATATTAGAGAAACTATAATGGCAGACCCTTACGGATACGATCGTCCCACCCTAGTTGACCTTACAGACAATGTAAACACTTTTCGTCGAAAAGTCAATCAGATTAGTGATGATCTTGGTGACAAGAGGCGTTTACTAACAGATGCTGGAACTTCTCTTGCGTCCGATAGTGATATTGTCGGTAACTTAATTGAACTTGATTACCGATTAAACCAAACCAATGATGACCTCTATCTTCGTGCAGACGGCGGTAGTCTCTATATTCAAAATGGCACGACTTCTACCATCGCTGCTGAATTCTTATATGATAGTGCAGCCGGTAACTTAAGTCTTATTACCCCGATGTCTGGTGATTTCACTATCGACACGGTTGGAGATATTATTCTTGACGCTGATGGTAATGATATTCGATTTAAGAATGGTGGCGGTGGTGATGAAGTAGTTCACACATTAGCTAATGACGCTAATTATACAATCACCGCACCAAACGATTATATCGTAGATGCTGTTGGTGATATTGACCTCGATGCTGGTGATTTAATTATTCGTTTCAAAGAGAACGGTACAACACACTTAACCCATACATTAGGTCCAACAAACTTTATCAACTCTGCACAGAGTTTAGTGCGTAATGTTGATGGTGCGTTAACTGATTCTGCTGACACATCAATTTTAAGAGTCTCTGGTACCACCACTACTGATACAGTAGGAACTGATTATGTTTTAACAGCAGGTGGAAACTATACGGTTGACGTTGATGGTTCTATTGCTGACTCGGCTGGAACTACAATTTCCAGAACCGCTGGTACAAATATTACAGATACAGCTACAACTGGTTCATATTCTTTAACAACTGGCACAACCATTACTCAAACATCAGGTGGCAATTTCACTACGAATGTTACGGGCGATATTGATATTGATGCTAGTGGTAATTACACTTTAGATATTGTCGGTTCGATTGCGGATTCTGCAGCCACTATCTCACGTGTTGCTACGACAACGATTAACGATACTTCCGGAACCACCACCACTCAAACAGTGGGCACAAACTACGCCTTGACTGCGGGTGGAAATTATACTGTCGATGTAGATGGTTCTATTACTGATTCTGCTGGAACTTCTATTTTTAGAACTTCTGGTACGACCACTACTGACACGGTTGGTAGTGATTATGCCTTGACGGCTGGTGGAAATTATACTGTCGATGTAGATGGTTCTATTACTGATTCTGCTGGAACTTCTATCACACATATTTCTGGGACAAGCACTACACACACCGTAGGAACAGACTATACACTAACAGTTGGTGGTACTTCTAGTATTTCTTCTGTCGGTGATTATACCCTTGACGTTGAAGGCGACATTATCTTTGATGCTGCTGATAGTGACATCTTCTTCCAGAGAGCTGGTACAACGTTTGGTCAATTCCAGATGGGTGCTCAAGGAAATGTTAATACTCTTGAAATGGATGTTCCCCAAGGTGATCTTTATTTTGATGTTACGGGTGACATCATCCTTGATGCCGATGGTACTAATGTAACAATAAAAGATGCTGGTACCACTCAATTCAACTTTATCTCTGGTACCGACAAAGAGATTGATGTTCCATCTGGCAACTTAACGGTAGATGTTGCTGGAGATCTTAATCTCGATGCAGCTGGTCAACAAATTAATTTCTTGGATGCTACCAATACAAGGATGGTATTCAATCTTGATGCGACCCCACAACTTGATGTAACAGGTAATTATACTGTCACAGGTTCGGGTTCAATTCTTCAGTCTTCTACCACTACACAAGAATTGACGGGTACAGATATTACCCTTGATGCGTCAAATAACATTTACCTTGAGGCAGATGGTGATCAGATTCATCTTCGTGCTATTACCGCTGATAAATTTATTTTTGGTGTAGGAACCAGTCCAACATTAGGTATTACTGGAAACTATACTGAAACAGGTTCAGGTTTCCTTTACACTAAAGCTGGAAGCTATCTCAAAGATTCAGCAGCAACAACCTCTACCTTAACTGCAAATAGTGCTATTACACGAACTTCTGTAAACAGTTCAATTACAGATGTTGCTAAAACAAACATCTCACAGACGGCAACTACAGGTTCTTATTCACAATCTTCTGGTACAACGTTTACGCAAACATCTGGTACAACATTTACTCAAACGTCAGGTGGAAACTTTACTACGGATGTTACGGGTAATATTGACATCGATGCCAGTGGTAACTATACATTAGACGTTGTTGGTTCTATTAGAGATTCTGCGGCAACTTACACAACTATTTCCGGAGGGGCCACTTCTAGAACTTCAGGTACTACAACAACGGATACGGTAGGAACAGAGTATACATTAACAGCGGGTAATAAAGTATCTATTACAGGTGATTCTGTAGATATTGTTTCGGGGAGTGCTTTCACATTAACTTCGGTTGGTAATTTTACAACCAACGTTACGGGCGAATATCTTGTAGACGCTTCTGGTGACATTACGTTAGATGCTGATGGTAATGATATTATCTTTAAGAATGGTGCTGGCGCTGATACAGTAACTCATACATTAACAGAAGATGGCGATTACACGATTACTCAAAGTGGGTCAGGTGACTACACCGTTGATGTTGGTGGAGATATTATTCTTGACGCTGACGATGGTGACATTTTCTTTAAAGATGCTGGTACAGAAGCATATAAGTTCACGTCTGATGGAACTATATCAAGAACAGGTGATATATTAGTTGATGTAACTGGTGATATTACACTTGATGCCGCTGGTGATAACATCATCTTCGCTGATGCTGGAAGTACACGTATAACTTATACATTAGGTGCAACAACTGACATTGGATTGGCAGGTAGTTTAACAACTACGGTTGGTGGGTCAACCACAGAAAATGTAACCAACTCTATAGAAAGAAATGCTGGTTCTACTATTCTTGATTCTGCTGGTTCGTCACACACAATTGTCGCTAAAACCAATCTTGTACAAACTGCAACCGATGGTTCATACACTTTAACAACTGGTACTACCATTGCACAAACATCAGGTACCACAATAACTCGTACTGGTGGTTTAGGTATCTCTGATGTTGTGAGTTCAGGCAATTATTCATTGGATGCTCAGGCAGCTATCAAAGATTCTGCTGGAACAACTCACACAATTGTTGCTGGAACTGCAATCAATCAAACGGCAAAAACGGGTTTTATTCAGACTGTCACGGGTGGTAACTTTACAACCAACGTTGCGGGGAATTACTTAGTAGACGCTTCTGGTGACATTACGTTAGACGCTGATGGTAATGATATCGTCTTTAAGAATGGCGCTGGTAGTGATGTTGTCACTCACACATTAGCTGATGACGCTAATTATACTATTACTGTTCCTGGTGATTATACTGTAGATGCTGTTGGTGATATTACTTTAGATGCTGACGGTAATAATATTCGTTTTGATGATGGCGCTACTACTAGAGTTCGATATGACTTAGGTGCTACCAACGTAGAGAATTGGACTGGTAATCTTACTCGCAATGTATCTGGTTCAATTCTTGATTCTGCTGGAACAACATTAACACATGTTGCAGGAACCAATATTGTCCAAACTGCAAGTACAGGTTCTTATGCTTTAACAACTGGTACTACCATTGCACAAACATCAGGTACGACATTTACCCAAACATCAGTTACAACCTTCACTCAAACATCAGGAGGTAATTTCACTACTAATGTTACAGGTGAATATCTCGTAGATGCTTCTGGTGATATCACTCTTGATGCAGATGGCAACGACATTATCTTTAAGAATGGGGCTGGCGCTGATACAGTCACCCACACATTAACAGATGCTGGTGCTTACACGATTACTCAAAGCGGAACAGGTGACTATAAAATTGACGTTGGTGGAGACATTATTTTAGACGCTAATGGTGGTGACATTCGTTTATTTGACGATACAGTCGAGTTTGGCGCTTTCTCAAACAGTCTTACAAATTTGGTTATAAGTTCAACGGTAAACAACAGCGACATTGTTTTTAAAGGCTATGATAATTCTGTACTCATTACTGCTCTTACCTTGGATATGTCAGACAGTGGTTCAGCCATCTTTAGTCACGACATCTACTTACCTGATAACGGCAAGGCCATCTTCGGCGCTGGCTCTGACCTACAGATTTATCATGATGAGACTAATAGTTATGTTAGTGATGTTGGGACAGGCAGTTTAATCCTAAGAGGCACAAACTTATTTTTACAAAATGGAGATGGCAGTCAAGATTATATAACCTGTTCAAATGGTAGTGCTGTCAATATAAAACACGCAGGTTCAACTAAGCTGACCACCACCGCCACCGGCGTCGACGTAACGGGCACTGTGACGGCTGATGGGCTTCAAGTCACAAATATTGCTACGACGGGAACTAATCAAGAGGTAGCGTCATTCAGGACTGCTTCTGGTGGCGGTCTAGTAATCAGAAGCTCCGACCTTTCAGCGGCTAACCCTGACAGCATTATTGAACCTTTCTTTGACGAACGTTTAAAAGTAAAAACAAACGGTAATGATAGGCTCTTAATTTCAAACAACGGAGATATCAGCTTCTACGAAGACACGGGCACGGATGCGAAGCTCTTCTGGGACGCTTCGGCAGAGTCGCTGGGGATTGGTACGAGTACAGTTCATGCTGATCTTCATCTTGGTGCTGCAAGTCCACACATAGACATTGGCCCCTCAGCGGGAAACCGTGGCAAGGTCGGTTTTGATAGCAACAATGTCTATATCGGCTCTACGTCTAGCACTGGTGAAATACACTTCAGAAACAACATAGGCTCAACCGACGCTCCGCATACTTCTGGTGATACCAAGATGGTTATTACCGATTCTGGCGTCGGGATAAACACAACACCTAAAGCATGGACTGCGTTTGCTCCAGTTTTACAAATTAAAAATGCATCAACAGGCGGTGGTGGCGCTTTAGCAGGAACAAGCGCAGACAACTTCCGCATGTTCGCCAATACTTACTATGACGGTTCTTATAAAAGATTAGCAACTGGATTCGCTACGCAATACGCCCAAGAGTCAGGCGCTCACGTCTGGTCTTATGCTGCATCAGGCGCTACTGATTCTATATTTACTTGGTCAGAAGCCATGCGCATAGATCCAAACGGCAACTTGCTTGTGGGTACTACTGATATTAATCCTTCACAAAATGCTGTGGAAGGTATTGCTCTTTCGGCTGGTACCTACGGTGGATATTTTAGTGCTGCAAGAAGCGGTGGTGTTGTTGCACAGCTTGCTCGTCTAACAAATGATGGGGACATATTAAACTTCAGAGACTCCGCGGATTCAATCGGTAGTATTGGTACTAATGGTGGTCTTTTATACTTAACTGGAACATCTAGCGGTTTAAAAATATCAAGTGGAAATATAAGACCTGTAAACGGTAGCGGAGCCAACCTTGATAACAGCGTTGACTTAGGTAAATCTGATACCCGCTTCAAAGACCTCTACCTGTCAGGTACCGCATATCTACCTTCAGTAGACATCGATGGTGGTAGTATTGTTGGATGTACTGAAGTCGGTAGTGCCGCATCACCAATCTCTTCTGGTGAGTTTAACACATTAACAGTAAACACTAACCTATCTGTTCCAGGCACCATTTCTCCAAATGGAATTATATTTAATGATGCTTCCGCATTGGGTAATGGTCGTTACGACCAGTCAATGACATGGGGTAATGACTCTGACTTGGCAATCTATCACGATGGGTCAAATTCTTACATCTCAGACAAGGGAACTGGTGATTTAAGACTTACTACGAATGTGTTCAGAGTAAGAAATGCTGCTAATACACAGACCCAGATTCTTGCTGTGGAAGGTGGAGCTGTTACACTTTTTCATAGTGATGCATCCAAACTCGTAACTACATCTACTGGTGTAACAGTCACAGGCCTCTTAACTGCTGATACCAAGTCGTTTACGATTGACCATCCTACTAAGGAAGGAATGAAGTTACGATATGGTTCACTTGAAGGACCAGAACACGGTGTATATGTTCGTGGTAGATTGAATGGTGAGAACACTATTGAATTACCAGAAGTGTGGCTGGGTCTTGTAGACGCAGATACCATCACCGTAAACTTGACACCGATTGGTAAGGGTGAGTGTTGGGTTGAGGATATTCAGAACAACACAGTCACCGTTGGCGGTCACCTGAACTGTTTCTATATGGTTCTTGCAGAACGTAAGGATGTCGAGAAACTGAAAGTGGAGTTTCCCGCCGATGGGAGTTAGTTACGGGCCTAGTATTACGACCGATGGTTTGATAATGCGAATTGACCCAGCCAGTCGCAGGTCTTATCCTGGGACTGGTTCTAGTATTACTGATGTCGCAAGTGGAAGAGTTGGAACAATCTCTGGCGTTACTATCAGCGACGGCACATTTGATTTTGACGGTGTTAATGACCTGATTGATATGAACAATTCGTATATCGATCAAACTTCAAAT